TGGTTTTGTCAATGATATCAATAGAATTATTGCAAAGTATCCAGGCAAGGCCGGTAACTCTTTAGCAGTTTCTATTTGTCCTTGGTCTACTAGTGATACAGCGTTTTCGGCTTGGACTTATGCTCCTCAGTTTGATGCTGCTCCGTCTACATCTTCATATGTAGAAACCCGAAGCGAAGATGGTGCGACTGCACACGATGAAATTCATGTTGCAATCATCGATGAAGGTGGTAAGTTTAGTGGACAACCAGGCACTGTCTTGGAAACATGGCCGTTTTTATCACTCGCTACTGACGCTAAGACTCCTGATGGATCTAGTAATTTTGTATTAGATGTGTTGAACAACAAATCTGCATATGTTTGGGCTTCAGCAATTGATGCAGGAAGACCTACGAATGTATCAGCTGCAAATTTTGCCTCAGATACTGTAACCGACAACACTGTTAGAACACAATCATTCAACGGAGGTAATCAAACTTCTGGTGCTTTAAGTCAAGATGAATATTTGACAGGATTTAATCAGTATGAAGATGTCGATACTATTCAAGTAGATTTTCTTATCGCTCCAAGTATGGGGTCCAGAGAATCTCAGAAAAATGTTATAGTAGATTTAGAATCTACAGCTAGGGGTCTTAGAAAAGACTGTGTAGTCGTTTCTTCGCCCGCTAGGGTTGATGTTGTAGGTATTCCCGATACAACTACATTAACTGATGGTCTGAAAGCTTTCTCTGAAACTTTACCTTCATCATCATACTTGATATTAGACAACAACTTTATTAAAGTTTACGATAAGTATTCTGATGAATATGTTTTTATTCCTGCAGCAAGTTCAACGGCTGGATTGATGGCAGCTTCTGATACTTCAGCAGCGGCTTGGTTTTCTCCCGCTGGACAACGAAGAGGTCAGTACTTTGGAGTTTCATCTTTGGCATGGAACGCTACTAAATCGCAACGTGACACATTGTATAAAGTAGGTATTAACCCTGTAGTTAATTTGCCTGGCCAAGGAGTATTGCTCTACGGTGATAAGACTAAACTAGCACGTCCTTCCGCATTTGATCGCATTAACGTCCGAAGACTATTCTTAGTTATGGAACGTGCTATTAAATCGGCGGCTCAAAACGTAATGTTTGAATTCAATGATGAATTTACTAGAGCCGAATTCGTTAACATCGTCGAACCTTTCTTGAGAGAGATTAAGGGTAGACGCGGTATCACTGACTTCAAAGTTATTTGTGACGAAACAAATAACACCAGTCAAGTGATTGACACTAACCAATTTGTCGCTGACATCTATGTTAAACCAGCACGTTCTATTAACTACGTAACATTAAGTTTTGTAGCGGTTCGTACAGGTGTTGACTTTGATGAAGTGGTAGGTTTGGCTTAAAGCGCACAAGGAGAAATAAACAATGGCAATTTTAGGAGTCGATGACTTTAAATCAAAACTGCGAGGTGGTGGTGCGCGACCGAATTTATTCAAAGCGACCATTAACTTTCCTACCTATGCTGGTGGTAATGTGGAATTAACATCATTCATGTGTAGAGCCGCGCAGTTGCCTCAATCAACGGTTGAGGCACTATCAGTACCATTCAGAGGAAGAATTCTGAACGTTGCTGGAGACAGAACTTTTGAACCTTGGACAGTGACCATTCTTAATGACACTGGGTTCGAAGTACGTGACGCTATGGAAAGATGGATGAATGGCATTAACGGTCATTCTGCCAACACTGGTATCACAAATCCTGTTGACTATCAAACAGATCTTATTATCGATCAGTTAGATCGTGATGAGTCTGTTATTAAGCGATACAACATCCGTGGTGCATTTCCAACCAGTGTAGGGGAAATTGCACTGTCCTATGACACTGGCGGTGAAGTTGAAACCTTTGATGTGTCTTTCACATATCAGTATTGGGAGTCAAATACCACCAGTTAGTAGTGGTCTAAATAACAGGGTGTCTAAGGGCACCCTTGTTATTATTATTAGGAAAATGTATGGCAGACAACGATAACACATTATTCAAATTATTTGGATTTGAATTAAAAAGGAATACCAAAAAAACGGAAAGCAAAATGCTTCCGTCTATTGTTCCTCCTACGGATAACGACGCCGCTGGATACGTTAGTACTGGCGCTGGAGCATATGGCCAATATATTAATTTAGATGGTGATCAATCTAAAGATAATGCGCAGCTCATAATGAGATACCGTGGTGTTTCTATGAACCCTGAAGTTGATATGGCAATTGATGAAATTGTCAACGAAACTATTGTGTCATCAGAATTAACGTCTTCCGTCGATCTTAAAGTAGATGAAATCGATGCGCCTAAAAAAATTAAAGATCAGATATTAGAAGAGTTTGAAAATGTAGTTAGTCTTCTTAAATTTAATGATATTGGCCATGATATTTTTAAATCATGGTACGTCGATGGTCGCATAGTTCATCATTTGTTAGTAAACGAATCTAATGTCAAAGCCGGTATACAGGAAATCCGTCATATCGATGCTGCTAAAATTAGAAAAGTTCGTGAAGTTAAATATAAAAAAGATCCAAAAACAGGTGTTAAAATTGTAGATACCGTAGAAGAATATTATATTTACGAAGAGAAACCTGGCAGTAATACAGTCCAAGGTGTTAAAATTTCAACAGATGCGATTAGTTATGTGACATCGGGTTTGTTAGACGAGTCAAAGAAAAAAGTTGTTTCACATTTACACAAAGCTTTAAAACCTATCAATCAGTTGCGTATGATGGAAGATTCTTTAGTCATCTATCGTCTTGCTCGGGCTCCAGAACGCCGAATTTTTTATATTGATGTCGGTAATTTACCGCGAGGTAAGGCGGATCAGTATATGAAAGATATCATGACTAAGTACCGTAACAAATTAGTTTATGATGCCAATACTGGTCAACTTAAAGATGATCGTAAACACATGTCTATGCTTGAAGACTTTTGGTTACCAAGAAGAGAGAATGGCCGAGGCACAGAAATTAGCACTTTGCCGGGTGGAGAAAATTTAGGTCAAATTGAAGACATTATATATTTCCAAAAAAGACTGTATCGAAGTTTGAATGTACCAGTCAACAGATTGGAACAAGAAAACCAGTTTAGTTTGGGCAGATCCTCAGAAATTACTCGCGACGAAGTTAAATTTCAAAAGTTTATTGATCGTCTTCGTAGAAGATTTGGCACCATGTTTTTGGGCATTCTTAAAAAACAGTTAATACTTAAAGGTATTATTACTGCACAAGACTGGGAAGAATGGAAAGATAATATATATGTTGATTACATCAAAGATAACCATTTTGCAGAATTAAAAGACGCTGAAATTTTACAGAATCGTATTGGATTAATGAACGAAATTACTCAGTATGTTGGCGAATATTACAGCAAAGAATGGGTTCAAAAGAATGTCATGATGTTAGACGATGAAGAAATTGTTCAGATGAAAAAACAGATCGAAAAAGAAATGGCCGAAGGAGAAATACCTGATCCTGAAGAAGAAGAAGAAAAAGAAAAAGAAAAAATTGCAATGGCAAATCAACCTCCGGCACCTACCCCTGTAACAGTTGTAGAACCTAAATCTGAAATTGAAAGACAAAAAGAAGCTGAAAAGAAAAAAAACGATAAAGAGAAAAAAGAAACCTACATTCCTACTAATAGTGACGAATTGACAGAAGAATTGACTAGGTATATGGCGCGACTTAATGAACAAGGTTGATACTATTTCTACTGCGTTTGCAGTTGTACATACGCAGAAAGAAATAGAAAAATTAGAATCTAAAATCTTTAATGTACTTGAAGAAGTGCAACTCATAGAGGGGCCGGCCGGAAGTATTGGGAAACAGGGCCCAAAAGGAGACAAAGGTGTCAAAGGTGATAAAGGGGATAAAGGAGAACGTGGCGAACGTGGTGCCGATGGCAATGATGGAACACCAGGACCTGTTGGCGAGAAAGGAGATACTGGCGGCCGCGGCGAACAAGGTGAACAAGGACTTCAAGGTATTGCTGGAATTGCTGGCAAGGATGGAGAACGAGGAGAACGTGGCGAGCAAGGACCACAAGGATTAAAGGGCGATAAAGGTGATAAGGGAGATAGAGGACCCCAAGGAAATGTGGGTGCGACTGGTAAAACAGGCAAGCAAGGTAAAACAGGTGCTGTTGGAACCAAGGGTGACGTGGGCGAACCTGGAGCCAAAGGTGACAAGGGAGACAAGGGAGATACTGGACTTCGTGGCGAAAAGGGCGAACGGGGAGAACGTGGCGAACAAGGATTACAAGGAATACAAGGTGAGGCAGGACCCGACTACAAAGAACGATTTGAAGAAGCCTTAGAAGCATTCAATAAGCAGTTGACAGAAAACAAAAACACTGTTACTGCCAATCTTGAAAAACAAATTCAACAGATTAATCGTTCTCTCAGTACACTTGGTGGCGGTGGTTCATATAAGATCGTAGATAACGCAGACGTAGACAAGTCTGCAATCAAAAGTCTAGTAGACGATGCGGTTCTTATATACGATCCAACCAAAAAGAAATTCGTTGCTCAGTCTTTTCTGAGTATTCTTGATAGACTAAAGGCAGATTTAGAAGTGCAATACGATAAACTGGTAGATGAAGATCCTGATAATGGATTTACTTATGTGGGTGAAGCGGTGCCGGGCACTACAAAGAGTCAGCCTATTTGGAGAATTAAAAGAATATATGAGTTTGGTGCAGACGGTGACCTAGACATTCTCTGGGCAAACGGTACAGCAGACTTTGATAAAACTTGGAATGATCGTGCAACATATACCTATTCTGCGGATTAATTCTTATAAATAAACATAACCATTTGTCATGTTAAATTGAATATATTAAAAAAAACGGAGAATATTTAAATGGCAAAAATAACAAGCGCAGGAAGGTTGTATCGTACAGAAGTAGATATCGATACCACCAACCGAGATATTGGTTTAACCAAAACAACGACGGGTAATACTTTGTCTGACGATGGTGTATCGTTACAGGCACTTTACTCTTACCTTAAGAACGTTTGGCGTTTAACAGATTTTACATCTACAATCGCAAGCAGTTCAGGAACAACAGTTACCTTTGACGATGTTTCTATTGATGTAGATGTTGCGGGATTGGTCACAGGTACAAAATATCAAATTAAAGTTGCTGGTGATGCTAACTGGACAGATATTGGTTCTCCAGACTCAACGGTAGGCACAGTGTTCACCTACAACGGTGTTGCAATCACAGGCACCACAGGTGAAGCGTCTACTAGAGGTAACTCATTAAACATATTGCCTGGCATGAAAGTTTCAATCTCTGCTGGTTCTGGTACCCTTGCTGGAGGTTTCGCAACGGTTGTATCGGTCGCGGCAGATGGTAGCAGCATGACACTCGACCAAACACCAAGTCCTGTTATGGATGACACCACAGAACTTCTGGTTGTCAATCACCTGATCGAATACCCCTTTCCACTTGTTGCAATTACTCCTGAACAGTTTGAATTTGGTTTTGACTGGACAATGGAAACGAACACCGACAGAAAATTGTTGAGAGATGCTGGTTGGCAAGAACTGTCAGTCGGTGAAGTTGATGGACCAAAGTATGTTGGTATTGTTTCTCTGGGTACAATCGATACAGTAACTATCGGAGCTGGGGTTGATTCGACCGCAGATACAACATTAGCGGTAGACACTATTACTGGCATTACAGTTGGTATGGAAGTACGAGTACTATCCGGAACCGGCACAATTCCTGCAAACACTAAAGTAGTAAGCATTGACGGCGCGAACCAAATTACCTTGAGTGCCGCACACGGCGGCGACTTTGACGGTGCTGAAGTGTTACTCATGGGTGATCGTGTTTACTATGCTTTCTATGACACTTCTACTGAAACTTGGACATCTCCTGTGGATTTTGATTTCCTTGGACCAGTCAACGAAGCGATTCAAATTGACAATGCAGTTGACGATGCTGGTGATTTTTCTAATCAAGTTCTTTCTCTTTTCATTAGAACAGAAGGAAAGACTTACGGTAAATCTTCCACTCCAGACATTGGTATTCCAGATGCTGGTGGTACTGGTACTGGTAACATTAACTTCCAAGTATATCGTTTCCCATTGAGTGAAGCGACTGACCTTGATTATTTGGCTGCAGATGGTGTTACTCCTACAGTTACAGACGTACAGATTGAAGCTGCCGATGCTGCTGGTCAAAAGTATGATGCAGTTATTGTTGATACGACAATTACTGGTGTAAACAGTGGAACAACTTTGAATGTTGGCGACACCACAGGTATTATTGCGGGTTCATATGTATACAGTGAACAAATTGGAGGTAATGAAATTTTTGCTGGTGGTACAAGAGTAGACTCTGTAGATGACGCGACGACAATCACATTAAATAAAGCAATCCAAGTAACAACTGCTGGCGCTGAAGACGTTAAGTTTATTAACGGACCTCACATCATATTCCATAACTTGGATCAAGTATCAGGACAGTACTTTACTACTGACTTGAATAATGCAAACTCATCATTCGGTGTTACAATTAATGCACGAGATGGTTCTTCTGCAAATGGTCAATTGACTCTGAAAGAATTATACTCTTGGGTACAATATCAATTACGTCAGAGTGGTTCTATTGATTTTGATTCAGATATTGAAGCTGGTAACACTGGAACCCAGAATGGTAAGACTTCTGATGCCATGTTGAAGTTTGTTGGTCTTGTTCTTGAATCAGTAAACCTTCTAACGCCAAATTCTGCGCAATGGGGTGTCGGTAACTTAGATAGAGCAACTGTCACAGATGGTACTGGTGTACTGTTCTACAACTGGCCAAGTGGTGTAATTGGTAATGTTAAACTCCGTGACAATGATGGCGACCTTGAATCGTTTCCGAAAATTGCAACTGGATTCATTTCCTTTGGTGATCTTGCAACAAGTAACTTACTGGCAGATGCAGCTGCATCCTTCACCATGTTCTTTACTTACACTCAACAACACGAAGAAGCGGCTTCAACAGGGTTGACTTATTCGGGTAACGCAACGGGTGTTGGTACTATTACTCGTGATGCAGGAAACTTCACATACGACATCGACACTGATTCATATATGAAGTTTACCGGATTCACTAATGCTGGACTAGACGGCGTATTTAAAGTAACTAACGGTGTTTCTGCTGGTGGTGGTGATGTGATAAGTGTATCATATATTGACGATTTGTCTAATCAGGGTGGTTATGCAACAAGTCAGACAGCAACTGGATTCTTACGGTTCAACCCTGTCGATTCGCCTGATGCGGTCATTGTTTTGGATTCTACGAACAATGAAATTCAAGGAACTCTTGCGAGCGGCGTTGGTACTCCGGCTTTGAACGTTGATAGTAAGTATGAGTGGTCGTTTGCATACACTGCTAATACCCAACCCAACCAAGGTGCAGAAGAAGACAGAATTACTGAAACTGAGGTACCTGTCACAATTCGTGCGGTAGGAACGGATAAAGCACAATGGATATCATCAAACTTTACAATTGCTGATGCGTCTGGTCAAGACTTCTCGGTCATTGCCCCGCTCGAAAGAAACTACGCGCCTTAATAAATAAACGTGAACGGGGGGAGTCTCTCCCCCCACTTTTTTACTAAAGGATAAATTATGAGAATATCAATTTCTAATGCAGCTGGGATTTTGTCTTTAACCGAA